TGACTCAAGAGGTAGTTTGTATTTTTCTTTTTGCTCTTTAAAGTATTTCTTAGCTTTAGATAGCTCTCTTTTTTTTGCTAATTGTTTTTTCTTTTTTTCTTTTTCATCATCTAAGTCTTCGTCGTAACCAAATTTATCATCCATTAGATATTGAATATCTTCAGAATCTAAACCTTCTTCGGTTGCAGAATAATAACTAGCAATTAAAGAATCAGGATTCATAGAATCGTAATCTTGTTGTAATTTTACAAAATCACCAATACTCCTACCTGTTTCTTTTTTGTACTCAAAGTAAGCTTTTACATCTTCTGGTAATTCTTCAGATGTATTTCGCTTTACAATGAAGTCATCCAGTGAAGACACTTCTTCACCGTATTTATTTGTAATATATGAAAGAACATCACTCTCTGACATTTCTGGTACAGAAACCTCTGGAGTTTCTATTACAGGTTCTTCAATTTTTTCTTCAACTACTTTTTCTTCTTTTGCCGGAGCTTCTTGAAGATTAACGCGCTCCACGCCATCATTTGGTTCTGTATTATCCAATGATTCTTGTTGAGCTTCGTGCTTGTCAAGTAGTTCTTTTTCGATTTCTTGTTCTTGTGTTGATTTAGACTCTAGTTCGCCTAAATCTCTTACTTTAATTTCCATTTGATTTAATTTTTTACAAAGTTAAACAATAATTCTAAATATATTTAAGATGCTTTATATGGTTATAAAGATCTATTCCTAATTTTTCTCCCGCTGTTTTATCTGATTCATAGTGCACTCTTGCAACTATTCTGCTATTAGATATATTTTCAGCTGCTTTATCAAAATGTTTTTTTAAATGAGGGTAGATGTCTGTTAACGCAAGTGACACTAATTTTGATTGTGCTGAATGGCCTGATGGAAATGCAGGGGTTTGAGCGGTTTTCATTTTTACATAATCTAAATCAATATTAAATTTTTTTGCATTTACATTAGGTCTTGGTCGTTTATGATAATTTTTAATTTTCTTAATTATAGGCTCGGATTCATTTATCAACTTTTCTACTACCCTATATGGATAAGATTCTATACGATATGAAAAAATATTTTGAAACACATTTTTTATATCATCATATTTATGTGGTAGAGTTGTGTTTAATGGCATCAATTTTAGTTTTTTTATTTCACCTAGTGTTCTTAAAGAATTATCTTTAGGTAAAGAAATCTGTTTGTATTTTTCAATATTAAAATTTTCAAACATTATCTTGGTTCAAATTCAGCCAAGTCAAAACCATCTAGGGTATCTTCATTTGACTCAAAACTAATCGGAGGTAAGTTATTTTTTCTTTGTTGTATTAATTGAGATTGCTCAGTATTAGCTTGGCTAATTCTTTTGTTCTTAGCTTTTTCTCTTTCTTTTTCTCTTTTGTCGATTGCTTGTTCTTCTTTGCCTTTTAACTGCATATTAAAATCAAACTCTACCTGCATTAGTTCACGTTTCAACATCGCTTCGTTTTTTAACTTTTCAATATCAAAAGCCACTTCGGCTTGTTTAGCTTGCATTTGAACTTGAGCTTCCATTTGTATTTTTCTCATTTCCTGTTCCGACTGCATTTGCTGCACCTGCATTTTTGTTTGAGCATCCATTTGTTTTTGCGTCATTGCAAACTGCTGATCTTTTTCTTGTTTCTTTTGTCTTTTTACTTTTAATAATTGATTGGCTAGTTTTATATTTTTTAACTCTCTAATGTCTATTGCATCTTCTAAGTTTATATCATTTTTAGATAACGCCATTTGTATGTTTTGCTCAAGCTGCGCTTTTTCTTCTTCATCAGGAGCCACCTCTATGAATATTCCAAAATCATAAATATAAAGATCTTTTATTTCTTCAAGAATTCCAACATTATATTTTCCAATCTGCATTTTAAATTCTTCTTTAAAATCTGCGTATTCTAAAATGTCTGCAATTCTAATAGACAAAGCTTCTGCTAATGTTTGAGTGATGTAAAGACTCCCTTGCAGTATGTGTCTAGTGGCGGTATTTGAGTTTAAAGCTGCTAGTTTTTGTACGCCGACTAATGCGTACGGATCTGGTTTAGTTCCATCTCTAGCTTCATTTAATCCTGTTACACTTCTAAGCATGTCCATGTAATGATTGTATGTACCCACAAGACTATTTATTTTACCTTGACCGCTGCTTGATGTAAGTTGCTGAATTGGCACTCTGGCGTTGTTAAACTCCCCGTCTTGAGTATAACTTCTACCCACAACACTACCAGTTTGAAAATATAATCTTAAAGCATCTTCAGGATTGTATGCGTTTCCAGTTCCTAAATCAACTTCATTTAATCCATCTGCATCTATAAAAACACCATCTGGCACTGTTCTTGCAATAACTTGCTGCAATTTTAAATGTGTCATTTGTATTAAATCAGCAAACGTAATCATTCTTCTTACTAATGATTCTATAACTCCTTTATACATTCTTGGGGCGCAGGCAATATAGTTAGGCATAGCGTGCTGAGAAGCAGACTGAGGTCTAACCATATTTTCCATTTTCTTCCACTGAAGCATTATATTTGTCCCCATCACCATAACACCCTCATACCACACATCTATTTTCTTTTCAACTTTTTCAAAGTTTCCTTCCTCCATCATTTCTTCTGGAGGGTTAAATTGATCATCTTTTTCAATTACCCTTGATCCGCCGCCATCTAATTTCTTTTTCTTGTATACAATTGAGTTTGTAGTTTTGTAGTTAAAATATAATAATGTTGCAGTGTCTCTGTAAAAAATACTGTTTTCATAAAACTGAGCCACATTGTAATAATCATACCAAGCTTGACTGTACTTTGATATTTCTTCTAAATCTTCATTTGTTAATGTAGGATCTATTTTAGGTAGCTCTGTCATTGGAACAGTTTTTATTTCACCCCAATAAAAACAATCTTTGAAATACGGATCTTCTGTATAACTATAAACTACGTTTGCAGGATCAACATAATCTATTTTAACACCTTCACCTGGTAAAAAATATTGTTTAGTGATACCTATTCCTAATACTGTAATATCATAATCTACTCTTTTCCTGATATGTGAATAATGGTTTTCTTCAAACAAAGTATTGATAGCTTCTTCTTCAGCTATCTCAATACCAGGTTTGTAGTTTAATTGCATGTAAAGAGCTAACTCTTCATCATTGTTTGGAAGTTCGTCTGGATCTGTAGCAAAAGGATTTACACCAAAACCTTTTTGTATTTGAGTAAGGATAGGTTTAGCAACCATATCTGCTTCTATCATGTCTTGAAATGAAGATCTATTTTCTGCAGACAAAGCGTCTTGTGCGTACGCTTGAACCTTAAACAACCTATCAGACATTCCGTTAACAACAATGTCTACAAATTTTGGAATGATAGGTACAGGTGTCCAATCTAAGTTTAAGTAACTTAAATCACCATCTATTGCTAATTCATTTTTGTATTTTTGAACTGACTGTTCTCCTCTTGCATATAACCTTAATCTATGGTAATCTCTCCACTGAGAGTAAAACCTACACGTGCTACTATCTTTACGAAACCATTCGTATTGAATTGCTTGACCAATCTGTAGTCCGTACTCTACTGTATCTTTTTCACTATCAGAAACAAATAAATCCGGAAACCCCGCTGGGTTTATATCAATTTTTACATCTACCATTAAGTACGTATTTCGCTATATATTCCCTTGTTATTATATCTTGCAAAGTTAATCTTTATTTTTGACTCTTTTTTTTGAGGTGTATATAAGTGTTTTTGATTAGCCATAATAGCCAAACCTGAACTTATAGTTGCGTCAAACTTAGTTCTATTGTTAATATTGAACCTAGCCCAGTCTTCTAATGTTCTATTAAAATACATAGTCCCCATGTCTAATTTATCTCTAAATGTCCCATCCATATCCATACCCACATACTTTTCTATATAACTTTCAATAGCGCTTGCATGCGCCTGCTTTACTTCCTCTGAAGAGTTAGGTATACCTCCTATTTCTTTTTCAGACTTAGAAAGTTTGTTGTACACTTTATCTGGTCGATTCATACAATATTTTCTATACCCTCTATTTTTAAAATGATACAATAATCTAGGTTTATTATTTTCTACTAAAATAGGCATTCCGTAAAAAACACAAGCCATTAATACATCTTCAAAAAATAATTCTGCAGTTTGCGGTCTTGCTACGTATTCTAAAAAAAATTCATTGCTAGGGGCATTGTCCATATTAAATTTAGTTAATCCGTGTAATGCACCATTTGATCCTCCGCCTCCTACTGTTCCAGATATATCATATGAGTCACACCCAAAACTACCTAAATGTTCATTGCCTGGTGCATACTTTCCATTTTGATTTAACCTACAATTTTGTAAGTTTTTTTCTGGTATCCAGGAAATTAAAAATCTACCTCTTGTGTCAGGTGACCATATTACTTTTGAATCTTTGATTCCGTCTTTCCAGCTAAATCTACCTCTAGTTAAATAATGCTCTTTAATTAAAGAATCATTATAATCTATCTGCTGATAAATTTTAGTTAGGTTAAACAATGACTGTTTACTTTCATCTCTAAAGGCATGAGAATCTGTTCTTGGAAATTGTCTATAAAATTCATTTAAAACATCAGCATCTTTCTTTAACGAATCTACTTCGTTTTCCCAATAATCAATAGCGCCTTGATATATAAATTCTCCGTCAGATCCCTCGACAGCTTTGATTGGTGTTTTAAAAACAGGCATTCCATATTTATCAATATATCCTTCAAAGTTCCATTCCATAGGAACAAACAAATTATATAACCCGCTTTTTGTTTGACCATTTTGATTTCTATTTTTTACATCAGAATCATAAAATAATTTCTTAAAATTTTCACCACCTTTGTCTAAAGCATTAGATGTTGATCCCATCATACATTTACCAATAATCTTACTACCCAGCCTCAAACATGTTTTCGTTACATTCCAGTTGTTAATAATGTTGTCAGGTTTTAACCATTTACCTGATTCATCATGTATTAGCAGCTTTAATTTTTCACCATCATAACTATTGTCGGCCGTGTTCTTCCAGTCAATTGTTGTATCTAATCCCTCTAGCTCCTCCTCTTCAGTTTCAAACATATTTTTTTTTGTAATCTTGGAGGCAGGTACTCTGTATGCCAACTCTGTTTTTGGTCTATCCATACCATCTTGTATGGGCTTGAAAAAGAAAGGATAGTTGTTTGATATTGGCACAACTTTATCAGTAAACATTTTTTTGGCATCGGATCCTGTTTTAGAAAGTATACCTATTCTTGCATCCTTGCTAATTGTAGCAGTGTTAACGGCTTCGCAAGAACCCATAAACGAAAAACCTGAACGTCTTATTTTTAAATAACACATGCCAAAACTTCTTTTATCAGCCTTACACGCTTCCCAAAAAATATAAAATATTCTGTTAGCTTCTCTAAACTCGGGTTTACCAATATCTATTTTAGTCCACTGCAAATACATGTAATGAGTACCGGTTATATAGATGGGTGTTCCGTTGTTATAAAACCAATAACCTTCTTCCCTTCTATCGAATTCTGTTTCAATGTAATCAACCCACTCATTTTTAAACTGAGTAGTCATTTCATGCCATTGAAAAATAGAATTAATTCTAGATAAAGCTTTTGGATATTCCGCGGCAACCCAATATTGATCTGTTGTTTTTTTAGAGTTTTTATGTATTATCTTAGGGGCTTTAGGCAACCCTATTAATAACCCATTAATGTCATATATTTCACCAACAGTTCCGTCTTTGCTTATAACAACCAAATCATGATTTGGATTATACCCGTACTGCCAAGACTTATGTTGATTCATTTTCAACATAGATTGTTTGGATACGTGGTTTTTTACAACTGTATATAATTTATTTTGATCGTCTTTCTGCAAATCCTTGTCTTGATTTTTCTTCTACTTTTTCAACTCCATTTAGTAAATCTTTTTCTAATTCTATTCTTGTAAGTATTTCAAACGCATCGAATATAGCTAGTTTTTTTGTAGCCGCAGCATTCTTTAACCTGTCAGCCGCTAACTCATCATCCTTATCATATTTAATAATATCTTCTTTAGCAACCTTTATTAATTGTGCTACAGCCTCTCTGCCTGCGCTAATTATTTCTATCTTTAAATCTTTTGAACTTTTCATAATACCATTGTTATGTTGTTCCAAAACATTCTGTAAAGTTTTTCTCCGTTAATGTAAAATGGATATTCGCATTCAGGTTCAAAAACCACTTCATCGTTTTCTTTTACACCTAGTTCAGTTAGTTTTGTGTTTGTGTATTTTATAATACCCACTAAAGGCTCCTCTTCAACCGGCTTCATAATAATCGATTTTCTTACAGGAACCGGTTTTATAAAGCAATACTTAGAATGTGTTTGCCATTTGCCGTTATGATAATACATATAAAATTGATCATAATCAATAAAAAACAAGTCGTCTTTAAAAAAACTTCTACCACTTTTTTCTCGACCTTTCATGTCGTAATATATTTTAAAAACATTGTGGTGTACCAGCAATATATCTCCGGCTTGTATTTCACCAGTATAATTTAAAGGACAACTTACAACCTCTGCAAATCTATTGGATGCACTATGATCTTCTTGAGAAACGCTTGT